TTTGTCCGCAAAACCATAATCAATCGTCTTTTGCGCGTGGAAATAAGTTTCCTCGTCCATTAGGCGCGATATTTCAGCTCGCGACAATTTTGTTTTTTGCTCGTAAGCGTTGATGATTGTTTCTTTAACGTCGTCAAGCATTTGAGCAACGGTTTTCATTTCTGCTGAATCACCGATTGCGCCCGTCCAAGGATTGTGAATCATAATCATGCCAACAGGCGATATTTCTACTACGTCGCCCGCCATTGCGATTACACTTGCCGCACTCGCCGCTAAGCCGTCTATCTTGACTGTGACTTTCCCGCGATATTCTTTCAGCGCGGTATACATTGCCGCCGCCGCAAAACAATCGCCGCCCTCCGAGTGAATTCTTAATGTTATGTCTCCTTCGCCCGAATTCAATTCTTGACGAAAAGTTTTCGCTGATACTCCGTCGTAAAGCCACGCTAGAAAATCATCGTCGCATATCACGCCCTCAAGCTGTAATGTTCATTCGCCTGTATCCTCGTCTTTTGCCCAATTCCAAAATTTAGCCATTCTTATCACCTGCCTTTTAAAGTAAAAAAGCCTCTCGGCTATCGTTGAAAAGAAAATCCCGCTGTGGTAAAATATCATTGTCTAATAACAACAACCACGCGGGAAATTCTTTGCATTTCTGCGAAATCATTTTATCAATCCTGCGTGAAATTTGCAAGTAGTGATTCAAATGAAATTTACACCCGAAGTAATTGCCGCTCTCGCTGTTTTGCGCGAACATGCCGAAAACGATTTTGAACACCACCGCCTCGACGTTCTCGAACGTGATTTGACTGCGCCGTCTACCGTTGAAGTCATCGACGATACTCATCAAAAATTTAACGGCGTCATTTATCGGAAAAACAAGAAGGGGCATTACGCAAATTTTCTCCCTATCCACCGTGCGGTTTGGATTTATCACAACGGCGAAATGCCCGAAGGGGACTACGAAATTCATCACATCGACACCGATAAAGCTAACAACGACATTTCCAATCTGCAATGCCTCACAAAAGCCGAACAACACCGCGTTCACATGAAAACGGCTCCTGCGCGCGAGCACATCTGCAAAAATTGCGGCAAAAAGGTCACATCTACGTCGACAAAAGGTCATGTAGGGTGCTATTCAAAAGACTGTCTGCACGCTTTAAGTTATAAAAAGAGGCACGAAACTAGGACGTGCGCTCTGTGCGGCAAGAAATTTTCCGTTTACAAATACTCGCATACAAAATGTTGCTCGCAGTCTTGCGCCGCTAAACTGCTCCGCTCCACACCTTCCAACAACGTGAAAAATTGCCCTGTCTGCGGTAAAGAATTCGAGACGAAAGTATCCAACCAGATTTATTGTTCTAATTATTGTGAGCAAATCGCGCGTCGTTCAAAAAAAGCTAACAAATAGTGTTTATGGATTTTGTTTTAATTAATTAGCGTCAGCATTGTTTTTTGCGTAAGCGGCACCGCAGTCGCGAAGTTTATTTCCGTTAATCATATAAATATCGCCACCTTCTTCTGCAGGTATCTTGTTTTCATGTCTTCGAGTTCCCTGACTTCGTTTACGTTCATCCAGCCACTTTGCAGAGCAATTTGATGTTCACGCATTCTTGTCTCGTAATCGCCACGTAAAAGCCCGTCAACGTTAAACTTGACAAAATATTTTCTGCGCTCTGTTTCATTGAATAATGCTTTGTTAAATCCTTGTTCAAAGCGTACTAACCATGGATTTAACGTATATAGGACAAACTCTAAGCTCATTTGAGTTACGTTGCTGAAAGTTGCTCGCTCTAAGTCGGCTATCATGTGCGGCGGTACTCGGAATATCCTCGCGATTTCGTTCAACTGAAACTTGCGCGTGTCAAGAAATTGCGCGTCATTTGGTGGCATTGATATTTGCTGATACTTCATGCCATCTTCTAGTATTGCAACCTTGCCCGTGTTTTGACTGCCGCCATAAATCTTTTGCCATCTTCGCGTAGCTTGTCGAAATTTTTTATCGTTGTCGGGTGCTCCAAAACACCGCTAGGACGTGCGCCGTTTTCAAAAAACTTTGCTCTGAATTCTTGACAAGCTATCGCAACTCCTATTGCATTTCGCGCCATTGCTATTGGCGAATAACCTATCACGCCGTCAAAGCCTAGCGCGGGAATATGCAAAACGTCCTGTTGTTTTAACGTAACTTGTGCTGACTTTACGAATTGCGATTCCGCTGTTGTCGGTGTATATCGGTAGGTGATTTTATTACTGTCGTCGCGTTCAATTTTTATGCGGTTCGGGTCTAAAGGATACAACGCCATAACGCGATTTAGTAAACCTTTGTCGCGAATAATTTGCGCGTAGCAGTTTCCGTGCAACAATAAATGCGTCATCATCAATTCACGAAAAATAAAGCTCGTCATTTCGTGATTCGGTGCATCATGTAGCAAATAATAAAGCGGGTGTTCTGGTACCCGCTCTTTACCGCCATTTTTATATTCGTAAACATGCAACGGCAATGTCGCTATTGATTCCGCCAAAATGCGAACGCAAACATACACCGCTGAAACTCGCATTGCCGTCATTTCGTTAACCGTTGCTCCGCTTATGCTTTTGCCGAACAGGAACGGCGCACTACTGAAATAATAACTGTTTTGCGGCTTATCTCTCGACTTGAATAAGCCCCTGAAATTTCCAATATCTTCATATAACCAGCAACCCCCGTGTATCGTAGACACTTTCAGTTATCGCATTGTCAACTCAGATTGCTCTGTCGAGTGCCATTATCAACGCAAAAACGCCGTCTGTTTTTTCATTCAATTTTTTCTTACTCAGCTTATATTCCAACGAAGAACAGGGGGGCTCGTCATGAGCAATCCGTTTTTCCAGCGTCATATTCATTAACTCTTTTGTTGGTGGTGATAACGAACTCCAACCTTGCCCAAATTGCACCATTGTGAATCCTTGTTCTTCCAAGTTTTGCGCTAGTATGTTGAACTTCGCACTAAGCCGCGCTATAAATTTCTCTACAAACGAGTAATGAATAACAGAGCCTTCCGTTGTATTCAATAAGCCTTGCCGCGACCATAAATCGTAAGGGACATGGTCTTTTCTAACCCGCAGGTCTATCGTCTCTTCAGAAAGCCAAAAGTACGGCAAAACTTGAAATTTATCTTCATCGTCAAGCGGCGGAAATACTAAAACAAAGGCAGTTAAATCTGTCGTGCTTGATAAGTCCAAGCCGCCGCCAAAAATATTCCTTAAAAAGCAAAAAAACTTGTACTAAACTGGACTTGTAAGCTTACCAGTAAAAGTACAAGGTTCTTTGTGTTTAGTCATGATAACACGCCCTACCGAAAACCGCAAAGAGTGATTTATATGAAAAATCCTGAACGCGCCGCGGAGTTGCTCGCTGAACTTCGCTCGTTCACGGAAAATGATTTTGAACGTCACAGGATTGACGTTCTCAAACGTGATTTGACCGTGCCGCCCGTCGTCGAAATAATTGACGAAACTCACCAGCGGTTCAACAGTATCACATATCACAAAGATAGTTGCGGACATTACGATAATGATTTGCGCATTCATCGTGCGGTTTAGGGCTTATCATAACGGAGAAATTCCTGAAGGTTACGAAATTCATCACGTCGACGAAAAGCCCGCTAACAATGCGATTTATAATCTCCAATGCCTTACTAAGTCGAAACATCAAAAACTTCATAATCAAATTGCGCGTGAACAGAAAATGCAAATTTGCCCTGTCTGCGGGGAAAAGTTTCTTTACAAACACGGTTATACAAGTCAAATTTATTGCGCAATTAATTTTCGCCAATCAACAGGAAAAACGCCATAATGCCCTAAATTAAATGCATATACATTCTCAAAGTTATCTGCCAACATCATTACGGCAGTAGCACCACTAACTCGCGCTGTTACTAAAGAATTACACATGGACAAAAGAACCATTTCTGTTACGTATTCTTTACCTTGCAAGAAATAATCATTGTCTCTATTGATTCGATTCTGAGAGGCAGCTTTTTTAGGATCATATTTAAAAAATTCTTTATTAAATGTAATGCAAAAGCTTCCAAATCCGTCACCAAAAGTTTCCTTAAAAAATTGGAGTATGCTTTTGTCTTCTGTAACCAAAAAAATTTTGTTGAACTTCCATTCGCGAACTTTTTCAATTACAATATCTTTTGCAAATTCTACAGGGGGGGTACAGGGTGCCATCTGGGTTTTAGAGCAACGTAATCCGTACCACGTAATTTAACACCAAGCACGCGATCGGTTGGTGCGAATAATTTTTCTCGAATCGCCAAAATTTCTTTCATAAGCTCCGGTTTTATTTTCAGCAATCCTTTTTTAACAAGCATTCGCCATTCTGTAAGTAAATCATTTCTTTCAAAGATATTATCATAATGGGGAATTGGAATAGGTAGTGGTTCGCCCTTAGCTAAAATAACATTCTCACCGTTATAGGCTTCTTCCAATCCGATCCTTAACGGTTGCTCAAAATAATATTCCCAAGAATTTTCCTTACCAAGTTTATCGGGTGACAAGTAAGAATTTGGATAATTTTGCATGTCGATAACAGGAAACCAACCCTGCGACAGAGCATACCTAATATAACCGGCAAATACGATAAAATTTGAAAATAGCCCAACATTAGGCCATTTGCGCCGAATGATATAATAAGTCGCCTTTTTGGGGTTGCCTTTTTTAACGTAATGTTCTTCCCAAATATTGTCGATTAAATTTTTATCAATAAAATAAATCACTTCCTTAGAAAAAACGGGCGACGACTCGACGAGACAAATCGCCGCCCTAAAAATTTTTCCAATTATTTATTTCATGGTAACGAGAGGTTTGCCGGTCATTTCAGCGGGAATTTCCATTCCGGCGAGCGTTAAGAGTGTCGGCGCAACGTCGCAAAGTGCACCGTCTTTAACTTCCGCAACTCTATCAGAAACGACGATAATCGGCACGGGATTAGTCGTGTGCGCGGTGAACGGTTCCTTAAGTTTGTAGTCGAACATTTGATCCGCGTTGCCGTGATCAGCGATGATGACGACTTCGCCGCCGATTTTCTTCATGCACGCGACAAAAATACCAACGCATACGTCAACGGTTTCGACAGCTTGAACTGCCGCCTTCATAACGCCGGTATGTCCAACCATGTCACCGTTCGCGTAGTTGAGGATAATAAAATCGTATTTTTCGGAGAGAATAGCCTCCGCAACTTTAAGCGTGACAGTCGGAGCACTCATTTCCGGCTTGAGGTCGTAAGTTGCAACTTTCGGAGAGGGGACAAGAATTCTATCTTCGCCTTCGTAGGGTTCCTCGACGCCGCCATTAAAGAAGAATGTCACGTGAGCATATTTTTCCGTCTCGGCAATGCGCAACTGCTTTAAACCCGCCTTGCTAATCGTTTCGCCTAAACCGTTCTTGACACTTTCGGGCGGATAGGCAACGTCAACATTCAAGCCTTCCTCGTATTGCGTCATAGTTGCAAACGGAATGCCAACAATCGTTTCGACACGCGGGAATCCGTCAAAAGATTTATCGGTAAAGGCATGCGTCAATTCGCGGGCGCGGTCGGGGCGGAAGTTGAAGAAAATAATTCCGTCTTTCTCGCCAATGCCAGGATAATCGCCGATAACGACAGGATTGACAAATTCGTCAGTAACTTTTGCGTCGTAGGAGGCTTTAATCGCAACGTCGGAGGCGGGTTGTTTCGGAGCGTCAGCTTTAGCGATAGCGTCGTA